GACAATACTTGCCGCACCAACTGCATGTTGACGGTGTATACCCTACCACAGATCTAAATTATGCCAAAAGTGCAATCATTCCATTAGATGAAAATATCAACGGGGTGTTTAAAACTGTAATATGGGATCGAGCATTCTTGACCAATGATGACCTACAGGAATACTTCAGAGAATTTATTGCCGACAACAGTAAATTTCCTGTTATAAGCACTGTCAGTCAGACTCAGGAAGTCAATCATTGCTGGGCAGGAACTCCGTCTATTGTGGACACCTGGCTGTTGGACGGTGTGTACAACTACCAGCTGGGGTCAATTGGCATGTTTGATCGCACACATGTACATTGCAGTTCCAACTGGGTACAGCATCGGTTGGTTGATCAAAAAGACATCATTCTACTGCACATTGGGTAATATGTGTTTAAGAGAACCTTGATTCTCTAACAAAATAGGTTGTGCAGTATTGGCAGCAAGTTCGTTGATAAAGCTCTGAGTCTTGTTCAATGCCCAAGCCCGAGTTTTAAAAAACATCAGATAGTCCATGACAAATGCATTGCTGGTCCACAAATAGGATCCCAATGCAGATTGATTGGTTATCTCTAGTATTTTTGCAGTGGCATCAGCGTCCATAAGGTCAAGGTGTACAAATGTGTGTGTCATGCCACAATACTTGATCCATCTTGCGCAAAAATCAGCTCTTGTCAATCCGGCATTGTTCAAGAACCAATCTATGTTGTCAGCGATTGACTGATGACTGTGATACATAGGACCATAGTCTGGATGAGCTGATTGAAATTTATGCCAGACACTTTCAAACACATCAAAATCACCGTTCCACTCTGCCAACAGATACTGTTGCCACTCTATTGCCGCTCGGCTGATATCAAATAGATACACACTGGTGTTGGCAACAAAATTATCATTGCCAGTTATACAAGCAGGCTTGAGTCCGCCACATACCCCAACAAAACAATCAAGCGGCTGACGTTTCATCTCTTGCGGATCAATCAATGTTTCGGTGTTCAACACATAATAACCAGTGTCCAAGTTTTTGGTAATTTGCCGCATAGCAAATCCAAACCACCAAAGTGCTTCGTCCTGGGGCTCGTGATTTTTATCAGCAATCAGTTTTACAATATCGTCATGTCCATGATCAGGATAGCAATAATTTTTCTTCTGTCTGATTTCATTGGGAATATTAGTTATGCGGTGCCCAGCACGGATAAACTCAGCAATAACATTGATGCCGGTGTATTGATAATCGCTAGTGTATTCTACCAACTCTTCTGACTCGGGTGCTACCCACCAAGGAGTATAATCATTGTGTGCATTATTGGTGTCACGACGTGTTTTACGTGTGGTAAACGTGACCGGGCCAGACTGTTCTTCGAATGCAGGTTGACCAACTGCCGTCCATGCCCGTAAATCAAGTGCAAACCATTGTGGGTGTAAATGATAGTAGCCGCCACGATCCAATATGTGACAGGCCATTGGTGCATTTTCTAATTTAGCATGTTCGATTGTGTCAATTACCAATGTCTGATTTTGCAAGAAGTTTCCAGCGGCAACTACGCCGGCCCATTCGTACCCTTGCTCGGCCAGTTTTTTTAATTCTTCCGTGAGTATTTTTGTTTGATATAGATTAAACTGATATCGCCCGCACAGTTTAAACTCAGTCAAGTCAATTAAGTTTTGCGCAATATCAACACATTCAGGTTTTAAATTGTCGTACAGTACTACTGCAATGTTTGGAAAATCTTTATTCATGATTAATTAATAAGTTGGTACCCAGTGATCTGGATGTTTGGAGTGTTTCTCATGTACTCAAGTTTGGACAGATTGTCAATTCTACCCGGGATACAAAATCCAGTATGGTCTATTATTTTTTCTAAACTGTATCCTAACATTGTTAGATCAGGTTGATTTGCATAGTACCACTCAGTGAGTGCGGCATCCACATCATCGGGCCACGGCGATGGCCCCCAGTTGGTACCATTGAAATTGTTGAGATGTAATTTCCAATTAAGGCTGATACGATCAATCATTTTACAAGTTTGTTGTAGCATAGAATTATCATTGTGCATCATGCAAAAGAATGGTTCTTTACCTACATACGGGTAATCTAACTGTACTTCGCCCGGTTTGATTACTCTGGCAAATTTTACAAGCTCGGGCATTTGATTGTCTGTTGGGCCATTGATAAAATAACTAATGTTAGCGAACGACCGTCCTGTAAAATTGTAATCAAGAGGGGCTTCAGTGGTTTCTAAACTGTGCAGGCAACAATGTAGCTCGTCAACTAATTTTATTTGTTCTTTATCAAGTCCAGCATACTTGTTAATTCCTGCTGTTACTTCTAAATCTTTATGCATTGAATTAAAATGCAACTGGTTAGACTCGTAATGTTCCGGACCGGCTTGAATATTGTACATAGACCAGTCTACTGCATTGGTGTCACGTGCTTCTTCGATTAATTTTATAAAATAGTTAATTGTGTATTTGGTAAAATCTGTAACAACAGGCACTGCACGAACCGGATCTTGTTTGGTAATTTCCACATGCTGATTAAAGAACTGTTCACCAATTGGGGTATTGTAAATATCAATGTTAAAATCAATTGCTTGGTTTATTTCTACATATATTTTTGGCATGCAGATATTTATTTGGTAATCTTGAGCCAAACAATATTTGACTTTGCGCTAGAACAAGTATATAATAGAAAACAAGGAGCATTTTATGTCACAACCCAAATCATTCAACGGCGATCAAAAGATCAAACTCGTTCAAATCATCAACGAGGGCATGCAGGTCATGCACGAGATTGACACACTTCAGGGTGGTCTTAACGACACCATCAAAGCCATTGCTGAGGAACTAGAAGTCAAGCCTGCCATTTTAAAGAAGGCTATTAAATTGGCACACAAAGCTGAATTTGGCAAAGAAAAACAAGACCACGAAACACTGGAAACAATTCTTGAGACTGTTGGCAAAACTCTATAAGTACTGTTTTACAACAGCGAGTCGTTCCCGTAAGGAACATGAATCACGGCTTACCGGCCACAAACGGAGACTATGAGTTATATTGACGCACTATTTGATCGTGAACACGATCGCATTCACGTTGTAGAACGCCGAGACGGCGTGAGGAAATACCAAGAGTATCCTGCCAACTACATCTTCTATTACGACGATGCCAGAGGCAAGTTCCAAAGTATCTATGGAACACCTGTCAGTCGCTTCAGCACACGCAACAACAAAGAGTTCCGCAAGGAAGTTCGCATGCACTCCAGCAAGCAATTGTATGAGAGTGATATTAACCCTATCTTTCGTTGCTTAGAAGAAAACTACAAAGACCAAGACGCCCCGGAACTCAATGTTGCATTTTTCGACATTGAGGTAGACTTTGACAAAGAGCGAGGTTTCTCGCCTGTGGATGATCCATTCAACCCCATCACTGCAATCTCAGTCTATCTAAACTGGTTGGATCAATTGGTTACACTGGCAGTTCCGCCCAAAGGCTTATCGTGGGCAACTGCACAAGATCTTGTGAAGGACTTTGAAAATACCATCTTGTTTGAACGAGAAGAGGACATGATCAAAACATTCCTGGACTTGATCGAAGATGCAGACGTGCTGAGTGGCTGGAACTCAGAGGGATATGATATCCCTTACACTGTGAATCGTTGCACTCGTGTGCTGAGCAAAGACGACACACGCAAGTTCTGTCTGTGGGGACAACTGCCCAAGATGCGTATGTTTGAACGCTTTGGCAGTGAAAGCCAAACATATGACTTGATTGGTCGTGTACATATGGACTATATGCAACTGTATCGCAAGTACACATATGAAGAACGCCATAGCTATAGCCTGGATGCTATTGGTGAGTATGAACTCAATGAGCGTAAGACCCAGTTTGAAGGCACGTTGGATGCTTTGTACAACCAACACTTTAAAAAGTTTATTGAATACAACAGACAAGATACGCTGTTGTTGCATAAACTGGATCGCAAACTACAGTTTTTATCATTGGCAAGCGAACTGGCACACGCCAATACTGTGCTACTACAAACCACAATGGGTGCTGTGGCAGTGACTGAACAGGCCATTATCAATGAAGCACATGAACGTGGAATGGTGGTTCCTAATCGCAAGCAACGTCTCACAGACGACGACACACAGGCGGCGGGTGCGTATGTTGCGTACCCCAAGAAAGGCCTGCATGACTGGATTGGATCTGTCGACATCAACAGTCTGTATCCGTCGGCCATTCGTGCCATGAACATGGGACCGGAGACTGTGGTAGGACAACTGCGTCCCATCATGACTGATCACTACATCAAAGAAAAGATTGCCAAAGGCGCAAGTTTTGCGGCTGCTTGGGAGGGCCTGTTTGGCAGTTTAGAATACACTGCGGTGATGGAACAGCAACGTGGCACAGAGATCACCATTGACTGGCAAGATGGCACAGAAAGCACACACAGTGCCGCAGAGATCTGGACCATCATGTTTGACAGCAATCAGCCTTGGATCATGAGTGCTAATGGTACAATACTTACCTATGAGAAGAAGGGTATCATCCCAGGATTGCTGGAACGTTGGTATTCAGAACGCAAAGAACTGCAGGCCAAAAAGAAAACAGCCAAGGACAAGAAAGAAGAAGCATTCTGGGACAAGCGACAGCTGGTTAAAAAGATTAACTTGAACAGTTTGTATGGTGCTATTTTGAATCCTGGTTGTAGATTCTTTGATCATCGTATTGGACAGAGTACCACACTAACTGGTCGTGCCATTGCCCGGCACATGGATGCACACATCAACGAATGCATCACAGGTGTATATGACCACACAGGTGAAGCCATTATCTATGGTGACACAGACTCCTGCTACTTTACTGCGTGGCCAGTGCTGAAGAAAGAAGTAGCAGAAGGTCGCATGGAGTGGAGCAAGGATATTGCTATTGCCTTGTATGACTCCATTGCCGAGCAAGTTAATGCCAGCTTCCCTGGCTTTATGGAACAGGCATTCCATTGCCCAAGAGAGATGGGTGCATTAATTGCGGCTGGTCGAGAACTGGTGGCAGATCGTGGATTGTTTATCACAAAGAAACGCTATGCTGTGAACATCATTGACTTGGAAGGCAAGCGATTGGATGTGGAAGGCAAGAAGGGCAAGACCAAGGCCATGGGCCTGGACTTGAAGCGTAGTGACACACCCAAGGTAATTCAAGACTTCTTGTTGGAAATTCTAAATAGTACATTGCATGGTGCTGACAGAGATTCCATTGTGGCACGTATCCGAGAATTCAAGTATGAGTTTATGGAACGTCCGGGCTGGGAAAAAGGTTCGCCCAAGCGTGTGAACAACTTGACCAAGTATGGTGCAGAAGAAGCCAGACTTGGCAAAGCCAACATGCCAGGGCATGTGCGAGCAGCCATGAACTGGAACAACATGCGGAAAATGAACGGCGACAACTACAGTATGCAAATTGTTGATGGTATGAAAACTATTGTGTGTAAACTTAAAAGCAATGCTCTTGGGTGGACGTCAATTGGTTATCCCACAGATGAACAACGCTTGCCTGCTTGGTTCACAGAACTGCCATTTGATGACGGATTGATGGAGGCAACTGTGGTGGATCAAAAAATTGACAACTTGTTGGGTGTGCTGGACTGGGACTTGGCAAGTGCCACCAACACAGAGAATACATTCCAAACTTTATTTGAATGGTGATCTATGAAACTTAGTGAATTAGTTGCATACCGCAATCATTTGTCAGGGTTTGATGTTAACACCATCCAATATACTGCACGGCATAAGCTAGAAGAAATTGTGTATAATGTACAGAACAGTGTGATACAGCCACGTGCATTTACACAAACTCTGCAGGAAGATCAAACTCGTGTAATAACTGCTTTTGATTATTTTAGTTCTACACTGGTTGAATTAATAAGCGAACTAGACAGCATGATTGAGACGGCTGAAAAAACACAGTATGCCGAAAGCACCAGGTTATACAATGAAGCGGTAGCACGGTATGGTCGACTTGACGAGCCTACTAATAAAAAGGTCAATCAACAAATTCTAGATCGTCGCATGCCAATGACTGCAGACGTTCAGCAAATGATTTCTAACCGCATTAAGAGTTATGTTGATTGGAAATACCCTGGATTAATTATACGCCCCGGAGTTGAAACATTTATAAGTGACTTGGTAGCACTGGATCCTCTATACCTTGTTGACTACAGCACAGAACTATTGCAGCCAGCATTGAGTACTTTTCCAGAAGAGTACCAACGCCGACTGCGAGTGTACGAACAAGATCCATGTTCAACCAACGTGCTAGACACACTGCCAGATAACCAATTTGGCATGTGTCTTGCATTTAACTTTTTTGAGTTTACCACACTCGAAGTGGTGGAGCAATACTTACGAAACATCTTTAATAAACTACGCCCAGGTGGTATATTGGCAATGACATTCAACGACTGCGACCGAGCACATTGTGTTGCGTTGGTTGAAAAGAATTTCTGTTTCTATACTCCGGGAAACCGAGTAAAAGCAATTGCAAAATCAATTGGATACCGACAAATGTTCAGTTGGACAGACATGGGCAATCTAACCTGGCTAGAACTGCGTAAACCTGGCGAGCTTGAAAGCATCCGTGGTGGACAGACTTTGGCAAAAATAGTTAACAAATAACTTGCAAAATCTAAATAAACCATATACAATACACAATAGGAGAATTAAACATGAGAGATCATTTATTAGACTTAGTTGAACACACACTTGATTTGGGTGTAATCGATTTGGTAAAAATTACAGGCACCGAGGAAGACACAGTTATTTCCGGTCTAGCAGAAGACAGGTCTGTGGTAGTTGAGGGCAAGTTTGCCAATCCAGTTCCAGACTTCGTTGGCAACTTCGGTATGCCTAACTTGAGCAAACTAAAAATCTTGTTGAACTTGCAAGAGTATCGTGAGGATGCCAAACTCAGTATCACACGGCGTGGCACTGGCGAGCCTGACGGCATCAACTTTGAAAACAAGTTGGGTGACTTTAAAAACAGTTATCGCTTTATGGCCAGTGAGATTGTGAATGAGAAACTTAAAACTGTCAAGTTCAAAGGTGTCAACTGGCACATTGAGTTTGAGCCAACCAATGCCAGCGTCATGCGTTTAAAAATGCAGGCACAGGCCAACAGTGAAGAAACAAACTTCCAAGCAAAAACAGAAAATGGCAATTTAATGTTTTTCTTTGGTGACCATTCAACACACGCAGGCAACTTTGTGTTCCACCCAGGCATCACTGGTCAATTGAAACGTGCGTGGTCATGGCCCATCAAGACATTTATTTCTATCATGGATTTAACAGGCGACAAAGTTGTCAAGATCAGCGATGATGGTGCCGCAATGATCACAGTCGACTCTGGTCTTGCTGTTTACAACTACATCTTACCAGCACAGAGCAAGTAATGGGTAATCCTCTTCTTTCTCTTGGTTGGAAAATTACCGATTGGAACGGCCGGGGTAAAGGGATACATCATCTTGGAGTCAATAATAAAAATTACATATATATAAACATTCCAAAAAATGCTAGTACTTGGATGAAAGACAAATTTAATGGAAATAATATTAATTATATTAAAGATCCCATTGATGATGCTACGTATGTGGTTGTGCTTAAAGATCCGATAGACCGATGGATCTCAGGTGCGGCGCAGGCCTTTGTTGGCTGCTCTCCGGAGAATCCTCATTTTTTTCTAAATATAGGATTCAATGATATATTTGATCATATAGTGTTTGACGAGCACACGGCACCACAAACCATGTTTTTAGACAATATAGATCATGCACGAACTGTATGGTTTAATTGTGATAATTTTTTGTCCGAAACATGGAATCACTGGGCGGTTGATAAAATCGTTCCTAGGAAACAATCAAAATGGCATACAGATATTTATAATCCATACAATATATCTGCATTAGGAAAAGCTAACCAATTTCCAGGGTGGTATGATAAATCTAAAACAGTTGTTGGCTGGACGCAACAACAAATAAAAGATATGCTTACCGAACATCTAAATACCTGTCCAACACATATGGTCCAACTCAAAGAATACTATAAAATAGATTACGATCTAATAGAGTCAGTGAAATTTTATGACGCAAGATAACTTAACTGCCAAGCAGAATGACTATGCTGTGTTCTTGCCTGCCATTTCAGGATTCTATGCCACGTTCATAGGCAAGCAACGTGATCCGGTAAACGGACCTTACATAGAGCCTGCACGTATGCCACAGGGCATGCCGGACATGGAGCAGATGAATTGGCTCAACAGTCAAACGGGTCTGTTTCCATACCGGTGGAGCCTGTATTCCGGTGGTCATGCTAATCTGGATTTGACCAAGCAGGACTGGTCAGAGGACATGGTTCGTAATCGCGAACCTGGAACTGTAATATTAGGCGACTCAGGCGGATTCCAGATTGCCAAGGGCCTGTGGGAAGGCGACTGGAAAGCCAACTCAGGCTGTGCCAAGGCACAGAAGAAGCGTGACGCTGTGCTAAAGTGGTTGGACGGTGTTTCTGATTATGGTATGATCTTGGATATTCCAACCTGGGTTATTCACGACAAAAAAGCATCTGCGGCTTGTCAAATTACCACACTGCAAGAAGCAGTTGACGCTACCAAGTTCAACAACGATTACTTTATGAAGCATCGTAAAGGTGTCAAGAACGGTGGTGCCAAGTTCTTGAACGTGTTGCAAGGTGCCAATCATGCTGATGCAGATCGTTGGTACGACATGATGAAAGAGTACTGTGATCCTGCAAAATACCCCGACACACACTTTAATGGATGGTCAATGGGCGGTCAGAACATGTGCGATGTGCACCTGGTGCTACGACGTTTAGTAGCACTGCGTCATGATAACCTGCTACAGCCGGGCGTTCATGATTGGATGCACTTCTTGGGCACAAGCAAGTTGGAATGGGCTGTGTTACTCACCGTGATTCAAAGGGCAGTTCGTAAGTATGTGAATCCACAATTTACTATTTCCTTTGATTGTGCCAGCCCATTCCTTGCCACAGCCAATGGACAAGTGTACCACGAGATTGTGTTGCCACACAACGGCAAGTGGAGTTACAGAATGAATCCTATTGTGGATGACAAGAAATATGCCGCAGACACACGCCCGTTTAGTCAAGGCGTTGTGGCAGATGGATTGGTTGATACATTTGAAGACAGTCCTATCAGTCGGCATTTACAAATGAAAGATATTTGCTATTACAAGCCGGGTGACCTAAATAAGATTGGTAAAGAAGGCAAGACCAGTTGGGACAGTTTCTCGTATGCGTTGCTTATGGGCCATAATGTTTGGTTACACTTAGAGTCAGTGCAACGAGCCAATCGTGAGTTTGATGCTGGCAATAGGCCCCGGATGATGTGGGACACCTGCGGTGACCATACCAAGTTTGAGGACATTGTAGAAGCAATCTTTGCCACGCCTGATCGTGCCGAAGCAGAAGCCATTATTGAATCCTACGATCGTTATTGGATGGACATTGTGGGCACACGTGGGTTCAAAGGCAAAAAGGCCAAGAACGCACACACGCAATTCAACAGCCTGTTCGAAACTGTTGACACAGATACCGAAGATAGTGTACAATCAGATGAAGAGGAATTGTCTGTGGACAATTTGGATAAACTTGAACAGGAACAATCTAAATGAATCGAGAAGGCCACGAAAATGTTAAGTTTTTCACAGGCACAGAAGTAGAACACACTCCGGCCTATGGCAAGAAAACATTGTTTGTAGTGGGGTTACAGCCAGTCAGTGAAATTCAAGATTGGTTAGATGACTTTGCTTTGCATGAAGACGCCGCACAGCACATTGAACACATTTACTTTGGTGCCAATCAGAGTTTTCCTTCCAGCATACAAACCAATGATTCTGTGTTTTGGTCGCCCTGGGAACAGATGATCCAACATTTTTTAAACAAAGGACATCTATGCACACTAGACATTGATGTCAAGTGTGTTGAGGGATTGCTTGAAGGTGGGTTTTGTGAGCACAATAACTTTATTCCAATGATCTCTGTAAAACTTCCTTACATCCGTCAACTTGGATATAACGCCACGCTCAAAATAGACGATCGAGACTTTGCGGCAACCAATCCGGGTGTGTGGTGTCATAGCCTACACACACTACAAAATCGAAACAAATTCACTCCATGGTCTAAATACACAAAGGACAAAACAGTATGACACAAAGAGAACAAGCACTGGTAGAACAATCTATTAGGATTATGAGCCAGGCAGAACGAAAAATCTGGATCACATTCCGTAAAGAAGGCATCCACAAGTACCCGTCTGCCGCAACTGATCCTGCACTGGCCACAGGCGACGAGTATGATGTCAGCTTTCTTGGGGTGCCGCATAGACACATCTTTCATTTCCGTATTTGGATTGATGTGTTTCACAATGATCGTGACATTGAATTTATTCAGTTTAAACGCTGGCTAGAGAATCTCTACGCAGGCGGAACACTGGAATTGAACTTTAAGAGTTGTGAAATGATCAGCGATGATCTGTACTTGCAAATTGCCGCTCGGTATCCTGACCGTGCAGTGTGGATCGAAGTGGCCGAGGATGGCGAGAACGGTGCTTTGATCAAATATGAAATTTCTCGTCCCAATCTTAACATTAAAATTTAAAAGGAACTACCATGGGTAAACAAGCAGTATATTCTAACCCCAAGGCCCAGGCCGCACAGGATGAGCTGGATCACTTTCTAGACTTCTGTCGCGATTATGGATATCGCTTTAACGAAGCAGACTTGTATAACTTTAAGAGTTATGCATGGCAACAATACAACAAGTTTTCACAGGGCAAGAATGCTCGTGACATGTGGGCAGAGGACGCTCGTCGTTTGAATAGAAATATCTAACATGAGATTTGGGATTTGAAACCTACGAAACTTGCGTTGCTTTATAAATACAGCAAAGGAAAGTTATTATGGGCGGAAGAACACACGGCAAGGATACAACAACAGTGTTAGCAGAAATCAAACAATATCATCCAGATTTGCTGTTTGATAAATTTGAATATAAAAACTGCAATATCAAAGTTATTATTGGATGCAAACAACACGGATACTTTGAAAAATATCCAAACGATATGAAAAACGGGAAAGGTGGATGCCCTCAATGCAACAAAAGTTTTCATAAAACGCATGATCATTTTGTTATAGAGGTTGAAACACTTTTCCCACATCTTGAAGTGTGCGAACAATACAAAACTGCCAAAACTAAACTTTTGTTCAAATGCAATACACATAAACACAAGTTTGAAACTATGCCAAATCAACTACTATCCGGTCATGTTCTATGCCCAGAATGCATTGTAGAAAAAAGCATATCTACCAAACTATCAAATAGTAAAAGTGTTATAGATCCAGTTCTCAAAACAGATTACGAAAGATATAGACGGGCAGTTTGGAGATTCTCTAATCGTTCTTACAAAAAATATATGTCTGAACAAATACGAGATAGACATAATCATTTAGATCATGTATTATCAATAGTTGAAGGATTTAGAAATAATGTGCCTCCGGAAGTAATGGGTAGTATTCATAATCTTCAAATGTTAGATGGACAAATGAATAGAAGCAAAAGTTATCGCAGTGAAATCTCTCCTGCAGAACTATTAGAAAGGTGTAATAATGCGTAAGTTATTTTATTGTGGTTTGGAGTCGTATGAAGCAAGATACACTCTACAACTCACAGAGTGGAACCGGCGTGTATTTGATAGACGTGGACTCGATGTAGTTTATGTTCCTGGCACAACCATTGATAACTCGCAAGCAATCTCTGTAGGACAAGTACTAGACGCACATGGTCGCAGTTATTTCAGCATGAGCCAGATGATGAACTTGGTTCAAATGATGCGCAAAGGAGAAGTTACAAGTGAAGATGTTATCTACTTTGAGGACATGTTTCAACCCGGCATTGAGAGTTTACCATATATATTTGATCAAATTCCTGCTGATCAACGTCCCAGGGTATATGTGCGCTGTCTTGCTCAGTCCATTGATCCTGATGATTTCGTACATGTATGGGGTATGGCAAAGTGGATGGGCCTCTACGAACACATGGTTAATGAGTTCGTTACAGGAGTTCTCGCCACAAACGAAGAGATGGTTGCTCATATGCGCATTGCTGGATGGCGTGCTCCTATATACAATATCAGTGGCCTAGCATTTGGCAAAGAAGAAGTACTAGAGCGAATTGGCGGTACTACAAACATTAAGCCCTTCCAAGAGCGCAAACGTCGTGTAGGCTTTGCCGCACGGTTTGACCAAGAGAAGCAACCGGACTTCTACATGGACTTGATTGAAATGTATGGATACATGACCAAAGAACCCTGCGAGTTTGCCATCTTCTCTGGTGGTCCATTGCGCAGTAACAATCCCAAGTATCTTGAACGTGCTAGAATGTACGAACGAGAAGGCAAGTTAAAAATTTATGATAATCTAAGCAAAAATGACTACTATAATCTTGTTAATGATACTCGGGTGCTATTCAATTGTGCTTTACAAGACTGGGTATCTAACACTGTTTCTGAAGCCGATACTCTTGGGTGTAATGTGTTATATCCTGCTTATCGCAGTTTCCCCGAAACATTCTCTAATGACCCTAATAGGCTCTACGTGCCTTGGAGCATAGATGATGCCTATCACAAGATGCAAAATCTATTGCGTGAACCACATCACAACATGGGCTTGATATCAGACTGGAACAACGGCACTATTGATCGGGTGATTGATATTATGACTGGACAAGGCGAGCAATGGAATCGTGCAGGCAATCGCTATCGTGATCACGTTGCACATGAGAAGTACCAAGTGAGAAGAATCGAAGAATGAACACAGTAGTCACAGGCGTTGCTGGATACATTGGTGGACAAGTTGCCTTGCAGTTAAAAGACGCAGGGCATACAGTTGTAGGCATCGATCGCAGACCTTTACAAAAACATCAAAAAGGTCTGCTTGATAGTTTTGTGCTGGCAGACTTTGATAGTGATACTGCATTTAAAAAGTTATTAAACGTACGACCTGATGCTATTGTACACTGTGCAGGAACCAGCTTGGTTGGTCCTAGTATTAAGAATCCAAGTGAATACTACTTTAACAATGTGGCCAAAACACTGGAGTTGATTACTTTCATAACACGAGCCATGCCTCAAACTAGGTTTATCTTTAGTTCCAGTGCGGCCACATACGGTGAACCTGTGATGGTTCCGTGTGACGAAGTTGATCCTACTGAGCCAGTTAGCCCGTATGGCGAAAGTAAACTGATGATTGACATGATGTTGGAATCGTACCATCGAGCATATGGGCTTGACTATGTCTCGTTTCGTTACTTCAACGCCTGTGGTGCAGATCCCCGAGGGCGTCATGGACAAGAGCCCGGTGCCACACACATCATTGCTCGTGTGTTAGAAAGCATTCGCGACAATCAAGAGTTCACACTGTATGGTGACAACTATCCCACACCAGATGGCACTTGCGTTCGAGACTATGTACACGTGGATGATATTGCTCGGGCTCATGTGTTGGCGTTGGATCAAACAATTCTTGCAGGCATTTACAATCTTGGATCGAACATGGGCACCAGCAA